CAATCTGTAAGAGCCATTCTTGCTTCTTCTCTAACAGAGAAAGGTACGCGTTGTTCTGACATTTTTCCGCCTGAACGAACAGCGTGACGTAGTTGATCAACAAAGATCGCGTCATTGTAAGTAGTTAAAGCCTCTTCGTTTCCTTCTAAAGTACCATCGCCTGAAACGCCAGCACCTGTTAGCAACATTCTTAAACCAATAGTGATTTTATCGCCAGCAGATTTTTGTGTTTCAGTTTTAAATTGTACTAAAGAATCTGAACTAGAACCTATGAACTTTTCAACATAAGTCTGTTTTAAAGACTCTTGGAAAAGCTTTTGTGCCCATAGTTTATTACTTAGAGGATTTGAAATACCATAACTTGTAATAGCCATGTCTTTTATCCTTTATATATTAATGTTAAAACTTAATTATTCTGTACGCTGAATAGGCGAATCATTATTTGGCGTGTAATGCACACGTGCGCTTTAGAAGCGATTTGAGACGACTTAAATTGTCGTATAAGCTATAAGTACCACATTAGTATAATTAAGTCAAGACATTATTTCCAGAGCTTCTCCCAGTTATCACCAGACAAGTATTCAGCAGCGTCTGACTCGGACATATTAGCAATTGCATCAACACTTAGATTTGTCTTTGCCGTACTACCTGTTGCGTTAGATAATGTCTTTGCCTTCTTTGCTCCAGCTATCTTGTTTGCATCTGGAACCACAGACTTTTCTTCAAGAGATTCTGAATTGGGTTTGTATCCCTTAACTTGTGCATATCTATAAATAGCTTCTGCTGGATTTACACCTCTGTTTAAATTATATATTGCTGACGTTTCTTCAAACTCTTCCAACATGAGTTTACAGTCTTCTTCTGAATATCCAACAGCTCTGTCTTCTTTCAACTTATTTTCTACAACGTATTTATAAGCCTCGTCAAAATCAGGCACTACTAATTTATATTCTTCTGCCTTCTCTGAATAAGCACTGATTAAATGTTGCCTTTGTTGTTGTTGCTTATAGATATCTTCTTGTTGTTCTTTCCAGTCATTAAGTTCTTTAAACCTTGACTCAACCTCATCTGTTCTTTTCTTAAGATACTCAGCAGGATTCTCTTCATAAGTTATGTCTGGCTCTTTGGTGCCTGTCATGCCTAGTATAGCATCAAGCTTTCCTTTTAACTCTGACTTCTCTTGCGCCTCTTTCTCAAACCTTGACTGAAGATCTTGTCTGCGAGTTCTTTCTTCATGTAGAGCCGTTAGAGGAACTGTTTTAGGCTTATGATCTTCTTTTGGTTCTTCCTTGGTTTCTTCCTTAACTTCCTCTTTAGGCTCTTCCTTGGTTTCTTCTTTATCGTCTTCGGCCACCTCTTCTTTGACTTCTTCTTTGGTGTCTTCTTTAATCTCTTCTTGTACTACTTCTTCTGGTTCTTCTTTCTTATCATCAACGGGTGTTTCTTCAGGTATGTGCTCCCCCTGTGTTTCAAAGTATTTTTCTTGGTCTGGTGTTAGATCGTCAATCATTTTATTCTCCTATTACTAAGTTTGATAATACCTTTATTAAAGACTTAACAACATCACAAAGCATTACACCCTTGATCTGTTGTTTGTTTGATAGTTCTTCGAATGGTTTGATGTATGGGGATTTCTTCTTCTTACGGTCTTTGATTGGTGCATATTTCCAACCGCTTTTAAGCCGTTGATCTAGCCAACAGTTATGCCGTGTCGATGCGTCAGCAAATGGATTTTTAATGTAGAAGCGTACTATATCATAGAAGATATCACGTTGCCACTTCTCGGCATCTTCCCAGGTTTTCTTGTCTTCTCCAAATGACTCGGAGTATATCTCATTAACGGCATGACTTATCTTTGCGATAATATCTATGTTGATTTCCCATGCAGATGCCTTAATCAAAGCATCTTTAGCCTTCTTGTCTTGCTCTAGTATATTCATCTTCTCTCCTTGGTTAGTCGTTTTAGATTATGCCTTGCGACGCTTTGTAAGTCTCCTTCATTGCATTAGTATCTTTTTCACCAGCGCTTGCAAGCTTCTCTACAGTCTGAGCCTGTTTGTATTCAGTATCAGCGTCTGTATTCTCTACCTCACTTTGTAACTTAACAGCTTCTTTTTGTGCTCTTGTAGCAGCAAGCTTAGCATCAGCAGCTTGTTTCATTGCCATAGCTTCTTGAACCTGTGCAGTTGAGGTTTGTATTCTTTGTTGTGTTTCGGCTGCTTCTTTTGCCATTGCCTCTGCTTGAGGATCTGGCTGTGGTTGAGCAGCTTGAGTTATTTCATCAACAAGAGATGAAGGCATTGGAGAATATTTTAAGAACTTCAATAATATATCTGATGTTATCATTTGATTGCTTACCAAGGTAGGCAATAGCTCTGTTATTTGTCCCCATACTAATTCTTTGTTATTAGTACTTGTTGGTGATTCATCAACTATAATATCATAATCAACCGCTGTTGGATCTTTCATTAGCGGTACATACTCACCCATTTCATCGTTTGTCATTCTAATAAGACGACCATCACTTATATAGTTTTGTATGAAATACAAAAGAACTCTACCTTGTTCTTTATGATAAAGCCTAACACTATCAAATAGTGAAGCCAAGATGTTCACTACGGACTGCTTTCTTGTAACTTCAGTGATTCCAGTTTGAAAACCTTGGCTAACTCCCATAAACTCTGCGTTTATGCCATTAACGTCATGAATAGATTTTACTGCAAATTCCATTAGCCTGTCAAGACCTTGTGGATAGTCTATTTGCGTTTTAGGGTGAACCTTTCCAAGACCACCAGGATTCATCCATGTAATCTTATCAGACCTTGCCCATGTTTTTTCTGCTTCACGTGGATCTTTAAAGGCATCAATCTCAGCCATAACTCCACCTTTGGCATTCGAGTTGATTATGTTTAATACTTGTGAAAGCCATTTGTTTGCCCAGCGTTGTGGGTCTTTCATTGATCTAACTATGCCATACCATATATTTTCTTTTTTATCATGCTTTCCAGTAATACATTGAAGTGAGAAACTATCCGGACATGGAGCTTCGCTTTCTTCTAAAACGTCCTTTCCAAGGAATGCTTGCTTATATACTTTTCTTGATGACTTTGCATATTCAAGTTCTATGCCAGCTTCTTCAGCTTGTTCTTTGGCAGTTTTAAATTCATCTTTTGATAGTGTTACTTTTTTACCTTCCGGTGTTGCAACAGAATAATAATCTTCTCTATCCCACCATTGAACTTGTACTATTCTTACTTTGCCATCTTCTCTTTCGTTTGAATATATTCCCTTCTTATAAGAAGTCTTCTTATCTACTATATGTGGGGAAACTCCGCCAAAAGAGTCTTTGGCCCAGTCAGCGCTAAGCTCGCCCTCTTCAACATCAGGAAAGAATGTTTTAGCATCGTCTAGGTCTATGTCTCTAATGTGCATCATATATTTAGAGTCTGTAAGATTTGGTTTCTTTGCCGTTGGATCCCAGTACATTTCTATAGGATCTATCTCAACTATTTTTATTTCACCTTCTGGGTTTTTATCATAATCAAGATGTGTTTCAGTCCATCCCATACCAGAAACAACAACGTCAGAAAAGGCCGATGTTTCTTCATCCTCTGCATTACTTTTATCACGAACCCATTCTGCTGCTGCAGTTATTAGCTCATTAAGTTTAATGTCTCCTTGCTCTCTTGGGTAGTATTTTACCACTTGTCTATTGTTTATTTGAGTTCCAACAACAGCATCAACAACAGGTTGTATCCTGTTGAATGTTATTATCGGTCTTCCTTGCTCTCTTAACATAGCCGTATCTTTTGGATCCCATTGATCACCAGCTACGAACTGATAAGATTCTATTGCTTCATCTCTCCATCTTGAAGAGTGATCTCTTGCGTCTTTAAACCATTTTTTAAATGTAGTAATATTTGTCATGATGCCATCCACGATGTTGTTGTTTGTTGTTGATACCTGTACCGTTCTTTCGGCTTTTCCACTTCACGTGGGAATATAATGTTTAGATCTTCATCGCATATCCTAGACAGTGAATCTAGCATATCATCGTGACCACCTACTGGAAAGCTCTTATACTCCTCTTGGATGAAAATGTCAATCAAATTTTGCATTACACCTTCATAATTAGTTTTTATTACTGAGTCTGGAAAATATATTTTACCCTGTTCAAACAAAGGAATCAGTCGTCTTATCCTGTCCTTTTTAGGCATAGACCCCTTTAATTCTATAACTTCAAACCTATAGTTACGGTCTGATTGCTCTCGCTTTATATGTTCAATATCTGCTTGCATACCATATTTCTCATAGCCAACACCTTTCGGCTTCCATTGCTTATGAAGTTTAAATAACAACTCTGTTCTTTGTGTTAGGCTTAATCTATCTCTATAACAATCTAATATATAATAGTTACCATCGTTATTTAATCCAATAACCCACGCCGCTGTATAATCGCTTGATTTCTTCTTTGCACTAGCAGGATCGACAAGTATGTATTTATTCATACCCATTCCCATGCCGCCTTTTTCTACAAACTTAACCCACTCTTCTTTAAATCCTTGTGTCTCGTCAGCCCTTGGATCTAACAACAATTGACATGCAAAAGTATATGGACCCATTTCTCTACGCTTTTCATCGAGTTGTTCACGAGTAAAGAACACCGGTTCACCCTCTATGGTTCCGTCTTTAGTAGCAGGATATATTCTTGGAATTGCAGCGCCACGTTTAAGAATCTCTTTATACGTATCGTTGTAATGATAGTGCGTTCCAATATATCTTTTTACTCCAGATTCAGATCCAAGATTAAGAGATAGCTCCCACATTTCATTTGTCTTTATAATCATCTCTGGTGTATTGACTGAATCCCTAGTAACAACGTCATCATAAACACGTAGTTTAAAATGCTTACCAATGGGTTGGCCATCAACAACACCCCAAGCCTCAACCGTACACTCTTTAGGATTGCCTTCTCTTTTAACAAGTATGCCTTCGTCTTCGCTCCATTTAGGTGATTCTTTTTGAGGGTTTGCATATAATATGTCAGAGAATAGTGTTTTTAATAAATCGTTGCGTTCAAGTTCTTGTTTGACCTGTCTTAAAAACCCTTTTGCAATAGGTCTAGTATGAGAGAATATTCCTATGGTTATTTCAGGATTAATAAGAATATCTTGTATAGTCTTACCAAATGTTATGATGGATGATTTGTAATGACCACGTGCCCATAAGTCTAAATGGCCATTCGGACTTAGCTGAACTTCTTTACATCTTTCAAACAACCATGGATTTTCAATGTCCTTACGGTTGCAGATATATCTTAGTAAAAAATAAAGATCATTTCTACAAAGATCTCTTATCGTAGCGCGCTGCTCTTTATTCTTCAACCCTTTGAATAATTTCATCAAGTCTGGATAATCCGTCATCTTCGAAACTGACTTCATTCTTTATAATCTCCTCCGCTTTACCATCAACCCTATCAACTATCCACTCTATTGGACGCTGCTCGCCCTTTAAAGCATTTTGCATTTGCTTCTTCATAATTGCAACGTCTGCTTTAATCTTTAGGCCTTCTTTGGTTGTTACGTCTTCATCTAATAGTGTTTGTAGTATTCTTTTAAAGCGTTTCTTTTCACGCCGAGACTTACCAGATGCTATTCCGCCTTTAGTAGCCAATTCCTTAACTTCATCTTTGGTTCGCTCACTCATAGGAATTAGATCTTTTTCTGCCATTCTATATCCTCTCCATTAAGTTTAATCTTAGTGTTGCCTGTATGGTTTACGTATCTTTGTACTATCACATCACAGTATTTTTCATCTAACTCCATACCATAGCATTAAGGCATCTAATATAATATCATCTCCCTTGGATGTATTCTTTATTGCCCGTACTATTAACTCTATAGGCTTTTGAGTTGGATGGACGTAGTCTTTAGTTCCTCCACGGCTCATGTACCAAACATCTGATTGTGATTTATCCCCAAACCATTTGCCTTCACAATAGAAAATAAACTCATGTTGAGGTCTATAATTTGAGTGACCAAGGCCTATAGACTTTTTGTCCCACACAATACATGCTTTTGGTTTAAGTCCTATATCATTCAGAGCATTGTAAAACTCTGTGTATGTCCTCCATGTGAAGCATATATAGGATGCCGCTCCTTCCTTTTTAAAAGAAACTGCATTTAGTAAACTATTAGAAACCATACGTATAAGGTCGTCGTCACTTAAATTATCTCCTTAATTCCCATTACTAATCCCTTTTATTAAAGCTATAATTCCTATTACAATACAGATAACCATTAAAGTCTTTTCTATCTTCTGTGGAACTGTCATGTCTTAGTTACAGATTTGCCTTCCGTAAACATCTTGTCTACATGTTATGCTGTCCATACCGTTAGAACAAACATAATTACCATGTGCATTATAACTACACATTGTTGATGCTTTACAAACTGCTGGTGTTAATAATATAAATAATGCTATAAGTATTTTCATTTCTTCTTCCTTTCTAATTATAGGTGTCTGATTACAATAGTAGCCATAATAACCCCGAGTGTCAACAGATTTTACTATTCCTTAGTTATTATACATCCATCACTTACGGCAAACATCTTCATTCATCTTCAAATATTCCTAAAATATCTAAGTCTTTAACTATTACATGACCATTGTCTTCATACGAGATTTCATTTGTTTTCCACTTACCAAACAACACATGATCGCCAGGCTTTACAGACATTGGCACAGTAATACCGGAGTCCTCACCATTTTGTAATAAGCGCCTTCCATCACCAATAGAAACGACTATGCCTTCTGTTGGTTGCGTCTTTGATATTTCTGCAATAAGTATTGACCCTTCTTTTTCCTTTATTATTGGATCTATAACTACTCTGTTAAATATTGGCCTCATATACTTTCTCCTAATTTGCCACCAGGATGCCATTCTTTAAAATCTTTTTTAGTTAGGTTCCTGATGTTTGTTAAAACAACTGCTATCGTATCTCCTAATGCAAGCGTCATTAATGTTGAAGTTGTGGGCGCTAAACTTAAAGGACAGACCTCATCAATGTTAGGCAATATTAACTTAACATCTGCACCTTTGCCTAAAGAACTCTCTCTTTTATAAGTTATTCCTATAAGGTGAATTTTATGCTTATTACAATACTCTATAATGTTATAAAGCTCTTTTGATTCTCCAGACTTAGATATTGCTAGAACAGTATCGTCTTTTGTTATCATGCCAAGGTCACCATGAGACGCATCGTTTGGATGAATAAAAAACGCAGGAGTTCCCGTTGAGGCCATAGTAGCAGCTATCTTAGCGCCTATATGACCAGACTTACCAACGCCAGTTATAACAAGTTTACCCTTTGTATTAAAGATAATATCAACGGCCTTTATTAATTCGTCATCAACCATAGAAGCTAATTCATGGATTGAATCGCCTAATCTTAGTATTGCATCGTGTGCTGAAGTTAAGTATAAAGCCTTATCATTTATTTTCATTTAACTGTCCTTGGTTGTTTATAATATATACTAATTTAGTACGTATGTCAAGACAACTCATTTCCTTTCATTTGGCGCGGGGAGTGTTTAACAACCTTAACTGAGAAATATGAAAGATTCTCCCCGCATAAACTATTTGTTACTTTTAATCATATCTCGATTCGTAACTTCTCTTGTCTTCTTAAACTCAGATAACGTTAATAAGTTTTTATAATGTGCGTCTGCTTTTAAAGAATTCTTTTTAGCTAAAGCTAATCCTTCCGTGTATTCTAAATAACTATCGTCAGCTCTAGCCCTTCTCTCTACCTGCGTTTGAGTTTTACAATCCCTTTCATATGTTAACTCTATCTTAGCAAATATAGATTTCTTTTGCTCATCTAGCCTGGTATATACATATATAGCCTCTGCTCTCTTTTCTGAAGCGTCCTCTAGCTGTAAATACATTTTATCTATATTAGCAAAATTATTCATAACCAATCCCTAAAATGGTATATTGTCTTCATCATACGCTTTGTCTGCATCTCCATAATAACTCTCAGCCTTCTTAACAACGTCGTCTAAGTTGTCTACTTTAAACTTTCTCTTGCCGTCATCTTCAAACGCACTAAAGTTTAACCAGCTGTCTACTTCTAGGTTAGCAATCATTTCTTTAAATTCTTTAGTAACCTTGTATGACGCTTGGTAATTGTCATATTTACTTTTAGCAAACGATCCCCATGTCCACCACTTGCCATTTTCTTTTTTGCTTAAATTGTACTTCGCCATTAGTTTTCTCCTTTTTTATCCATTTTTATTTCTCCATCAATTGTTGGCATTTATTTACATACTCATACGCCTTATGCTTTTCAAAATACTTTAATTGCTCATCACATTTCTCAAAGTTACCGTTGGCAAAGTTGTATTCAAAGCTTTGGAATAACTGCTCGAAAGTTTCTTTTATATGAAGCCCTGTCCAACTCGCGTCCTTTTTAGATTTTCCATGTGAGTTTGTTGCGTCTGCGTCTTTAGTGTCGTCTATTAAAAATAACCCGTTTAATGCATATTTGCGCGCATAACTACTGGCTGCCCCTGTTATTTGTGAAGCGTCCATACCTTTTTTAATCTCTGGTTCACGAGCATAGGCAGTAGATGCAAAACTTTGATCATCACCTAAAAATTCTACCGTAGCCTTTACATAAATCCTACCGCCTACCTCTACTATTTCATCAGAAATTATTAGAGAGCTGTTACCTAACAATGGCTTAACTGCTTCTAATATATCTTCACATGATCTGTATTTGTAATTGCCAAGGTTATTAGTTTGACCCTTTGGTGCTTTTAAAGCTTGTTGTATTTCGTATAATTTCATAATTTTCTCCTTGATTGTTAAACACAAAACAAATATAATACCATTTATAGAACATGTCAACACAAAAAGGAATAAATAATGAAAGAAATAATAGGACTAACTCCAAAGCAAGCTCAGCTTTACTTTTTCATCAAAGGAAGAATACAAACATGCGGTATATGTCCTTCAAGACAAGAAATGACTGCAGAAATGGGGCTGAAATCAAAGTCTTCCATACAACCAAAACTAGATGAACTTAAGCTTAGAAAATACATAGACTGGATTCCTAATAAAGCTAGAGCCATTAAGTGTAAAAAATAGTTGGCTTGGGAACGTGGGTTCGAACCACGATTATCTGAGTCAAAGTCAGATGTTCTACCATTAAACTATTCCCAATTAAACAAGTAAATCTTCAAGGTCAATTTGCTTTTCTTTATTTCTCCAATGCTCAATCCTAGCCTTTGCAATTTCAAAATATTCTACATCTTTTTCTATACCTATAAAATCAAATCCATTATAAAGAGCAGCGCATCCTGTAGTGCCACTTCCCATAAAAGGATCTAATACCGTTCCTTTTGGTGGTGTTATAAGTTTAATTAAATATTCCATTAATGCTATTGATTTAATTGTAGGATGGGAGTTTATTCTATTAGTTTTCCCACGTTGGTATGCATTATCTATGTCTTTTTTCCTTCCGTCATTTACAATTTGATTTTCAAACCCACATAACCCTTCCTGCTTCTCTGCCTTTGAAGGCTTTGCTTGGTAAAAGAAACGTGCTGTGTTTTCAGGAAACTGTTCTACTACACATTCACTACCATCTGTTATTACATTAGCTGGGAAGCGGCCTTTGGCTGTATAATTTTCTAACGGTCTATTGTCTTTCCCATATACATTATTTTTTCTAACGCCAGTATTAAATTTTGTATAGGCATTCTTAGTCTTGCTTTCTTTTTCATCTTCTTCATTTTGAAACCCAACCCTACACGCATCTATATTTAATCCCCCTGTTCCATGTTCAAGGACATTGCCTGCTATGGTAGCTTCACTTATAGGCTTACGTACTAGCCACCACATTTCAT